GAGTTTTGGCGACATGGTTAAAAGCATGATTGCCGACTTAGCACGTCTTGAAATGAAAATGCAAATGACTAAGCTGTATGATGCAAGTGGCGGTTTAGGAAAACTACTTGGATCAGTACTACCTGCAGTATTTGGAGGTAGCAGTTATTCTGGTATAGGTATAGATCCTACCACTATAACAGGCGCCGACATTACTGCTGCATACAGCAGAATAAGCCAGGCAAAAGGTGGGGCGTTTGATAGTGGATTGCTTAAGTTTGCAAAAGGCGGTGCGTTTACCAATCAGATAGTAAATACCCCAACTCAGTTTAAATTTGCACAAGGTGCCGGTATTATGGGAGAAGCTGGACCGGAAGCAATCATGCCTCTACAGCGCGACAATCGTGGTAACCTTGGTGTGCGCGCACAGGGTGGCGGAACCAAAGTGGATGTTGTAGTTAATAACTATAGTAGCGAAAAGGCTGAAGCTAAAGAGGTCGTGGATAGTCGTGGTAACCGTCGTATTGAAGTAACGGTTGGTGAAATGGTTGCAGCCGAGGTAAGTCGTAGCAATAGTCCAGTGAACCAGTCTATCAAAAATTCCTTTGGTACCAAACCTGCACTAATTAGGAGATAAATATGGCTAGTTATACGTGGCCACCACAACTGCCTCAGGTACCTCAGCGCGGTTTTACAGAAAGTGTAGGTATGAATATTATTCGTACCCCTACAGACCAAGGCCCTGCAAAACAGCGCCGTAGAAGCTTACGCCCAACAACGTTGGGCGTAAGCTTTCTAATGACCAGTAGCCAGGTGGCAGATTTAGAAACATTTTTATTTAACACACTGCAAGGTGTTAAAAGGTTTAATTTTACACATCCGCGTAAAGGAGTTCCTGTAGACGTCAGAGTAGTGCCTGGCAGCGACGGAGAACTTTTTAAAAGTGCTTATGCTGCACCAGGATACTGGACAGTTAGTTTAAACTTTGAAATATTACCACTAACATGACACGTTTACAAACAATGTCTCCTGCCGCTCTTGCAGCACTATATGCTCAAGAAAGTGAAGATACCCTTGTAACATTGTTAACTATATATGATCCAGATACAGATACTGTAGTAGAGCGTTTTGCTGATAACTACAATCAAGTATTATCTGGCATAGACTACGTAGGTATAGACGATATAGTATACGGCATAAAAAGTCGAGGCAACTCTTATATATTTCTGCCACTAGAGATCACACTCCCTAGCAGTGATGAAAGCGGTAGTAGCCGCGCACAACTAGTTATTAAAGATGTTACTCGATACCTAACACCACTTATACGTTCAATCAGTGGACCTCCAAGAGTTAAGCTTGAGTTGGTGCTAAAATCTCAGCCAGATACTGTCGAAATAAGTTATGATACATTTTATTTAAGTAGTATAACTTATAATAGTGATCAAGTTTCTGGTGAGCTTACACTCATAGATTACCAAGTAGAGCCATTTCCAATACATAGGTTTACACCTAAATATTTTCCAGGATTATTCTAATGAAACTAGCAGACAAGTTTATCGGAATCCCTTTTAAAAGTGGCGGTAGAGACTTCAATGGTGCAGACTGCTGGGGTATTGCCGTACTATTCTACCGTGAGTATCTAGCCGTAGACTTGCCCAGCTACAGCGATTGCTATTTTACGTCCGATACAGATCGTCTGCGTGAGTTAATAGCACAGCATCGCGAAGGCTGGGAACGCGTATCAAAACCGCAAACCGGAGACTTAATTTTATTCAAGCTACTTGGCTCAGAAACACACATTGGTGTATACATAGGCAACGGTAAATTCCTGCACGCTACAGAAAAAGCCTCCAGTGTCGTCCAAAATTTAGAATCTCCGGAGTGGAATCGCAGGGTTAGTGGATACTTTAGGTATAAGGCAGAAAGTAAAGAAAACTTACCAGAAGCTTTAAGTACCAAAACAATTTATTGTGAAGTTCAAGATGGTACTACAGCAGCTGACTTTTTAAAACAAGCGGCACTAGAGGCTAAGGCAGAGTATAACATATTTGCAGATAAAGTAACAGTTATATTAAATGGTGCGGTGGTACCTAAAGAGTTGCTAGATACCACCATACTAAAAAATGAAGATATAGTTGAATACAGAGTTGTAGCGCAGAAAGATGTTGTACGGCTAGTATTAGTAGTTGTTTTAACAGTTGTAGCCATACAAACAGGTTTACCTGGACAACTGTTGAGTGCAGTAGGTGCCCAAGCAACTGCAGCAAATATTGCACTAGCAACATTTGCCATACAGACAGGTATTACTTTATTAGTTAATGCTATTTTCCCTATACGTCCTCCGGCAGAAGGCCAAGATCCTGGTCAGGCAAAACAGCAGTATCTACTTAATGGCGGGCAGAACAGAATAAGTAAGTACGAGTCTATACCGGTAGTTTTAGGCAAAGTTCGTATGACACCGCCGCAAGCTGCAAATCCATACGCATACGATAAAACAGAATTAAGCTATCTTCGTATGCTGCTTTGCTGGGGATACGGGCCTTTGCAAATTGAAGATTTATGTATTGGTGGCACCAGTATAGATCAGTACAAGTTAAATGACTATGCTAGCTATAACGAAGTGAGTCATACTTCTACTCAACTAGCAAAAGTTTTTAACGTGTACGGTAAGGGCGATGTAGAACAAAATAGGCCTAATTTAAAATTGTCTAGTGACGGTACCGACGCTAACAGTATATGGTACGAGTATACTTTTGCACAAGAAGTTGATACAATTGACGTAACTTTAAATTTTCCACAGGGTTTACGCACACTTATAACTAAAGGTGCTGACGCTGGGCAAATTCGCGAAGCTTTATTTACCGGAGAAATACAATATAGATTAGCAGGTTCTGGCGCCTCATGGAGTACAGGGTCCGTTAGATACGTTTCATCTAGCTGGGTAAACAGTTTTACAGCACCATACTATTCAGTATATGTTCCAGGAGCTTGTTGGGATTGTGGTGACACATATACTACAGCCTATCTATACCAATGGCATCTAGTATGTATTGGGTCTACTGGCTCTATAAAAGTAATAAGCGGAACACCTTCGCAAAGTAAAACAGAACCAGCCAATACCGCTACCCTACAATTATTATCCAGTAATAAGTACAGTAATTCTACAGGCTCTCAGGCTTTAGTACCCACAACTCCGGCAGGATATGCACCACTATTTTTAGTATGTGTACAAGGTAGCCAAGCCTATGATGGTAATGGGGAGTGGGGAACTTATTACACCCAGTATAATAAAGTAGACTATATAGATTTACGAGATACTACGACCTGGAACTATACTGGATTAAACGAAATATGGTCTGGTAACAAACTAACGCTATCTATAGGTACTGTATCTCCTAGCAGCAGCTCTTTACAACTGATACAGCTGGGCGACATACAAGAACTACCAACCAGAGATTTACGAGATATTTCTTTCTATAAGAGAAAAGATCCGTTCAGCTACACTTATACACTTAGTTTACCTAGTCGAGATAAGTATGAAGTTCGTGTTCGTCGTACTAATGGATATACCGCTCTACAGCTGAAAGAGCTAGAAGATGAGGGCAAACAAGTACTAGATCAAGCGTATCTAACAGCAATTACCGGCGTTAGATATACAGTACCTGTTATAGAGCCGAAGAACTGTAAGTTGGCATTAACAGCAGTAGATCTGCAGGCTACTGATCAGCTAAACGGATCTATAGAAGGTATTAACGGTCTCGTAACTTCCATAGCACTAGATTACAATAAACCAACCAATACTTGGGTATTAAGACCTACACAAAATCCAGCAAGCCTTTTTAGATACGTATTAGAGCACCCAGCCAACGCACAGCGTATTAAGGGTAATATAAGTGATCAAGTTCATTTATCTGAAATAGAAGCCTGGCATTTTTATTGCGCACAGAATAATTTCGAATATAATGATGTAATTACCGGAGATAGGAGCTTACTAGACATATTAAGAGATATCGCAGCTGCCGGTAGGGCCAGCCCTCTATTACGCGACGGTAAGTGGACAGTAGTTATAGATAGACCGAGACAGTCTGCAACACAGTACTTTACGCCACACAACTCGTGGGGATTTGAGAGCGTTCGCTCTTTGCCACAGCAACCTGACGCGTTCCGCGTCGTATTTCCAAATGAAGCCCAAAACTACCAAGAAACTGAAATAATTTGTTATAATAGTGGGAAAAGTGAATCTAATAGTGAGCTATATGAAGAACTACGCCTACCTGGTATAACTAACGAGCTGCAGGCAGCACGTCATGCCCGTTGGCACCTAGCACAGTTAAAGCTACGTCCTGAAGTATACACACTAAATACTGATATGGAATATCTGGTGTGTACTAGAGGCGACCTTGTGCGGGTAGCTCATGACGTACCAATGTGGGGCACTGGTACCGGCAGAATACAAGGATACATTTCATCAACCGTTATAGCCTTATCAGAGGAAGTCTACTTAGAACAAGGCAAAACCTACGTACTCCGCATACGTCTTGCAAACGGTCAGAGTATAACTAGAAATATAGTTGCAGTGCCACAAAGTAGCTATTATAGTACAGTTACATTACAAACTGCAGTAACATCTACAGAAGGTGCTGTCGGCAATTTGTATATGCTGGGTGAGCTTGAAAAAGAAACACAAGAGCTTATAGTTATCTCTATTGAACCTTCCGCTAATTATACTGCTCGCTTAACACTTGTAGACTATTCGCCAGATCTCTACACCATTGAAGAAGTAGACAATACTACAGGTCTTTTTAATGAATATCCAATACCTGCCTTTGATACCGGTATAACAAAAACAGCTAAGAACTTAGTAAATAGTATTAAAATAACTCCAGTTATACAGGATATAAAAAGTGATGAAACAGCTCTAGACATTTTAAGTCCAGGGGTGTTTAGAATAAATATGGTGGCCAGCTTTAAGAGCTTAGAAAATTTACCAGATAATTTAAAATATCTTGAAGTACATGCAAAATTATCTAATTTGCCAGATGTTTCAGAATCTTACAGCCATAGACAGCTAGTAGAATTGCCAAAGCTATATGCAAAAATTACAGACTTACAGGAAGGGGCAACATATACTATTCGCGCTCGTTATGTTGGTACTGACGGTAGAACTGGACCATGGAGCGCTTTAATAAGCCATACCGTGGTTGGAAAAACCAGTAAACCAAGTGATATCGTGGTAATTTCTACAGTTGTGCAGCCTAGAGAAGCACTGGTGGAGCTGTCCTGGAATTCCAGCCCAGATCTAGACCTACAATTTTATGAGATTAGAACTGTAGACCTGGACTGGGGGCAGCCCGGATATACGTGGAGAGGTACAACTACTAAGGTATCGCTGCCTTTAAACGCAGCCGGAACAGATACTAGGTACTATATTAAAGCAGCAGATTATAGTGGTAACTATAGTGTCCAGGCAGGTACTTTTGTAACAACAGTGCAAGCCCCTAGCGCACCAACATCTCTTCAGTCTAGATATAGTACTACACAGGGAGTAATTACTAGCACTACTAATTCTACAGTAACATTAACTTGGTCAGCTGGGCCTACTTTGATAGGTCAGCTAGCTTTTAAGCACTTTAAACTTGTATTTAAGAGAACTGAATCGGACATAGCCCCAGAAACAGTTTTTATAGCTGGCACGTCATATACTACTAGAGCTGATTGGTTGGGCACAGCTACTCTTACTATAACCGCAGTAGATACGGATGATAACGAGAGTATTCCTGCACAACTTTCAGTGGTTAAATCGGCACCACCACCAGTTACTGGAGTATTAGCAGAAGTTGTTGATAATAACGTATTCTTGCGTTGGAATCTACCTGCACCTAGCAGTTTACCTATAAGTCACGTTTTAATAAAACGTGGTAGCAGTTGGAATAATCCAGAGTCAATAATAGGTGAAAAAAGCGGTACGTTTACAAGTATCATAGAGCTAGTAGGCGGTCAGTATACCTACATGATTGCTGCAGTAGATACAGACGGTAGAGAATCAGAGGTTGTAACAGTACCTGCTACTGTAGCACAGCCTCCAGATTTTATATTTAATGCGGAATATCGCTCTAATTTTACCGGACCAAATACAGTTCTACAAAATTCTGTAGTAGAAACAAACACCGGCTACTTGTTAATGTTAGTCGATACAACAGAAACATGGGATACTCACTTTACGTCTCGTGGCTGGACAAATCCGCAGAGTCAAATTACAGCAGGGTACCCAGTATACGCGCAACCAGGATTAGATCCTGCAAGTTACAAAGAAATATTTGATTATGGTACTGTACTAGCAAATAGTTCTATAACCGTATCTATAGCAGGATCTGCCATATCAGGTGCGCCGGTAATTAATATATCTATAGAAACTAGCACTGATGGAGTATCGTGGAGTACTCCAATCAATTCGTATAGCACGTTTGCCACAAACTTTAGGTATGTTCGCATATCCGTGTACGCAACTAAATCTGCTCCTGGTGACTTATACTTGTTAGAATCAATAACTGCAAGACTAGATAGTAAGCAAAAGAATGATAGCGGCAATTCTACTGCTTTATCTACTGATGCTCTTGGTACAGTTGTTAATTTTAGTGATGGTAAAGAGTTTATAGATATTACAAGTATAACATTAACTCCAGCCGGCACAACTCCAATTATATCTGTATATGATTTTAAAGATGCAACTTTGCATGGTACATATACACTATCAGCCGGTACATGTACCGTAAGTATTGTAGATCATGGACTGGAAACAGGTCAGCGTGTTAGATTGAACTTTATAACTGGTGCAGGTATAAATGGAGTATATCCTATTACAAAAGTATCTAGTAATCAGTATACTGTGCAGATAGGCACTATAACTTCTACTAGCGGCACTGTCTCAACGTATCCACAATCTATGCGTGTTTATCTTTTTGATAATAATGGTGTTCGACAAACTGGTGGGTTTGGTTGGGCAATAAGGGGATATTAAATATGGCAAATCATAATTTACCTACACAATCAAGCACTTATGTAAACTTTGTAACAGAACTGGACAGCCGTTTTGATGACTTGTGCTTAGGCTTAGATCCTGCTCGTACAACCATGACCAACCTACCTACCAACTCGGTAGGTTGGTCTAGTGCTGGAAATAAGTGGCAGCGTTGGACTGGGTCAGCATGGGCTGACCTGGCCACCACCTATAGTATTTCTATAGGTGGTAATGCTGCCACGGCTACAAAGCTAGCAACAGCACGTACAATTAATAGCGTAAGCTTTGACGGCTCTGCAAACATTAATGTACCTACACAAAACAGTATTACTTTTAACAATGGAGGAGTAGGTGCAGCTAGTGGTACTACATTTAACGGAGACACAGCTAGAACTATTAGCTATAATACTATAGGTGCCCCTAGTGCATCCGGTGCTGGGGCGTCTGGTACCTGGAATATTTCGGTTACAGGTACTAGTAGTAATGTCACAGGTACTGTATCAATAGCAAATGGTGGCACAGGAGCTACTACAGCAGAGGCAGCTAGAACAAATTTAGGGTTAGGTATAGGTACTAACGTGCCATCTACAACAGGTACAGGAGCTAGTGGTACTTGGAATATCAATATAAGTGGCAGTGCGGTATCCGCTGCAAATAAAGCAGCAAAAACAAGTAATACAGACATAGCAAATACCGCTTTTGTAGACTCTCTCAGAAGCTTATTATCTAGCAACTCTACCACCACATTAAATATAACTGATAGAGGTTGTCTAAAAATAATAACAGCAGCAACTACCCTACCTGCAAATATATTTTCAACCAACGATGTGATTAGTATATATAATAACACAGACTCTAGTTTAAGTCTTGTAGCGCAATCTGGGCTAACTGTTAGATTAGCTGGAACAACTACAACAGGTAATAGAACAATACTACCTCGAGGCATATGTACGGTAGTTTATATTTCTGCTACAGAAGCTGTATGCAGTGGTGCGGGGTTAATATAATATGGCTGCAGTTCATAATATATTATTGGGAATGGCTGGTGCATTTAATTTAAGCTTAACCCTTTCCACCAATACGCCACAGTTTAAGCTAAAGGATGCCCTAATTGGTAACGGATGGGATACAGTACGACCTGTAGTAGTAGATATACTTATACCTAATGGAGTTATAGTGGGAGGGGCAGATACTGGTGGTATTTCTAGATTTCAGCCTATAAATACATCTCAAGATGCCGGGTGGACCAACTTTCTAAAAACTTTACAAGTTTGGGATGCTACAAACTCCACGGATATGGTTTGGAATTTTTATTTTCCTGAAACTAGAAGCTATACCTTTGAGCTTTGTATTGATGACTATGGTACTCTTTACGTAGACGGTGTTGCAATGGTATCTAACAATAATTGGGGAACAGTTACCACTGCTACGCAATTTGTCACTCAGGGTTGGAAAACAATTAGATTAAATGCTACAGATACCGGAGGTCGCTGGGGTGCTGCGGCAAGGATATCTCAAGATGGTACTCCAATTTGGTCAACTAGAAGCGCTGTAAGTCCTGGAGGATATGGAAACAACTGGATATATAAAGCTGGATTTGAGGCCGCAAATGATGGTAACCCATTTCCGCCAGGCTCAAAATTAAAAATAGTAAATTATGGTACTATAGTTGGACACGGTGGTATAGGTGGAAACGGGCAGAGTGGTGCTGTAGCCGCAGAAGTTGGAAAGCCTGGTGGACATGGATTATTAATACATGGTATAGCCACTAACATCTCTAACTATGGTAC